TTACGGAAATTCATACAACGGAAGTTCGTGAGATTCATACGCTGGTTGAAGTTCCTGCCCCTAGTGTAGTAGCCCCTGCTCCAGTTGTTCCGGTAGTACAGAAGCCCCAGTTGGTTCAAGTACTACCTAATCCAACTGTCCTCGCACGTAAGGCTAATTCCTTCCTAGCAGAGAATCCCGGTCACTACATAGATGAAGAGACGGGCTTCATGCTGCAATGGGAAACCATCAAGGTGGATGTTGCTTCTGGTGGAGTTACCACGCCATTCGTGTGGACGTTCCCTAAAGAGTTCACAGACTGTTGCGCCATAGCATGGGCTCTCCCTGCTAATTATGTTGGGTCCTTAGCGTCTATCGGTCATGGTGCAACGGAGGGTCCCTTCTGGAATAAGAAAGAAGCACGTGGTGGAGCCGATGCACGTCAGGCCGTAACCATGATGATTTCCTGTTTCGCAATTGGGCGTTAAGCCAATTTAATATTGTAAACCAATTAAACCCCTGGAGAGATTTACCATGTCGCGTCTGTACGTCATTAACAACACCAAGCAAGTACAACAATTCTGCTATCACACAATGGAGAACCCCAAGGTTCAACGGGTTACCATTCGTCCAGCAGACCAAGCAATGCTTCCTACTAATCTGAATGATGCTCAGATTGACTACATCATTCAGCAACATCAACACTATGGTTTCGTTACGCAAGAAGAAGCGCTGCGTACTCAACGTGGTACCTATATCGCATTGACGTATCACTTGGATCGTGCGGTAGAGCTCGATAACATTAGCGCACTGACTCAACAGAACGGTGAAGCTCGTGACTTGATCGCTTTCGAAGATCGCAAGACGAACGCTGCATCCGTTTCTAATACCATCGATCAACAACAAGAATCATCGGATCGTAAGTTGCTTGAACTGTCGGTTGAAGTTCGTGACGTCAATATGCTGAAGTCGGAAAGCGATCGCCGTGAAGAAACTATCAGTGTCGCCAAGGAAGGCTTCCAGTCGAAGCGTAACCTCAACAACCAACGCGGTCGGTAATATATCGCTCTAACGGAGTTTCGCTATGCCTCCAGAAAGCGATGATAGAATAGTAGTAGTGTTACTAACTGAGTTGTTGAATAACTCTAAGACCCAATCTACGCAACTTGGGGAAATGAATGAACGTCTAATTCGCCTGGAGGTGAAACAAGAAGGTGTCGAAACGTTGAGAGATGAATTCGATACCTACAAGAGAGAGATGCAACCTTTCCGTGACGACATGGTAGGTATCAAGAAAGTTTCCAGTATAGCTATGTGGATGGGTGGTGGTATCCCTGCCCTCATTGCTGCCCTTGTCTATATGTGGCACCCGTGGACTGATGATACTCGCCAACAGTTGTTACCCGTTATGGATAAGATAGATAAGCTGACTGCTGATAGCTTAACCAACACGATTCATGTAACTTCGGTTGAACATTCAGTTAATAATATCAACGACGAACTATCAAGTCTACAGGTTCCCAAGGAGGCTAGTAATGACAATAAGCACAAGTAGCTTCATAAAGTTTCTAGGGCCTGTAGCTGCAGGAGGGACGGTAGACATTCCAGTAACCGCCCTACCTAGCAACGCACAAGTGATACAGGATGCATACGGATTCGCTGTTGCTTCGGTGCTTCCAGAGCTTCAAGCAATGCCTAACATGGGTTCAGGTACTCCTCTGTATGACCTCTGTGTCTACAATTGTGGTGCATCATACATTATCAATTGGGCACCTGATCAACCGCGAATGGATTACTTCAAGAAGATGCGAGAAGGTCTAGGTATCAATACCTTCGTTGGTGGCGTAGTGTCCTCTACTTCTGATGAAACGGATAGCACGACGCTGGCAACGCCTGATTGGGTTAAGGGCGCTTCGATTGCGGATCTCCAGTACTTGAAGGATCCGTATGGTCGATTCTATCTCGGGATGATGCAACGTATGGGTAGCTTGTGGGGTATGTCATAATGGCAGACTTCATTACAATGCCTTATGCTAATTCTCTGAGTAGGGCAACGGAGAAAGGTGGCGAAGGCGCTACACAACGTAGGACGCAAGGTTATCCTTGTTCAGTAGTTAAGGTGGTTGGCGCTATCATTACCGTGAAGTTCGAAGTGCAGTCACGTTGGGTTATCCCTACTGCAACGATGCCATTGTTCGGGCCTGAGTATATTCGGTATCCGATTCAGGTAGGGGACAAGGGCTATGCAATGTCTGCCGATACTACTCTAGGCAACATGAGTGGACTCGGACCAGTGACAGCACCTCGAGTACCAGATCAAGCAGCTAACCTTACTTCATTGGTGTTCATGCCGATTGGCAACATCAACTGGAGCGCAGTAGATCCTCAAGCAGTAACGATCTATGGGCCGAACGGCGTGGTCATGCGTGATACTCACAGTGGCGCAGTTGTTACGTTGCTCCCCTCGAGTATCACGTGCAAGGTAGGTAATACCACATTCGTAATGAATGGTTCATCGATCACTGCAACGACTCAGACATTCACTATCAATGCGCCAACGATCATGTTGAATGGTCAATTGACGCAGGGTACACCTAGCGGTGGCGGTAGTAGTTATGCAGCAACATTGCAAGGTCCTCTCACCGTTGTTAATGATGTGACTGCCGGTACTGTTAGCCTTGAGAATCACGTTCACCCAGGCGTTCAAGCTGGTTCGAGTTCAACAGGGAAGGGCGTAGGCTAAGGAGGCAATGTGGCTGGTATTAACGAAGTAGTAGGAGACGGGACTAAGAATCCAGCAGTATCAGGCTTACTGTCTGCTGGTCTTAACCTCCTCTCCAAGAATCAGGAGATAGCTTTCACTCTGTATAAGAAGGTTATTCTCCCTGTCGATGGTTATGTGTTCTATGTTAAACAAGCTAGTTCCGTGGTTAAGGTAAGTGGAGCTCTTCACTACACTACGGAAATGCAGCAGAATGTAGACGAAACCTTCGGCCTCAACAATGTCATCTTCAGCGCCGAGGAGGAGATTCAAGAATTCAACGAACTAGATCCTACCTGTATCTACATTGGAGCATTCAAGGATATCAAGTTCGCATTCAATTCTAGGCGTTCGTACTTTCAGCAAGCAGGCTTCCATCATTATGTTGGGAAAGCAGTCTACCCAGTGATGCAGACTCAATTGCTGGATTACGCCAAGGACTTGCCTACTGATCAGATCCTGTCGAATTCGATTCCTATATGGATGAGCATTGCTTCAGTAAATGTACCATCTAACTTAGCGCCTACTACCTATCAGGTATATCCTGAGTATCTGGTGACTGAGAATCTAGTACCTCCTTACGTTGTCGCACATGTAGTTAAGACAGAGAGTCTGCAGTTGATTCCCCATGTCTACAACTGGATAATCAATGATGTGGTGACTACGCAGATTGAACAGTTAGTGAAGGATGAAGTACGGCTCATTCTCTACGGCTTCTCGAATACTCAGGCGATGCTGTACATGAATTACATAATCAACTACATGACGGTCAATCCGAACATCATGGGGTTGATGGGCATGCCAGTTCTAGTTGATGTGCCTCGTATACAGAGTGAACTTCGAATCCGTGCTCAGAAGAAGGAGATTAGATTCGAAGTTTCCTATAATCAGACAACCTCCCTATCAAGTGCTCTACGCTTAATTACGGAGGCTATACCGAACTTCGTTGTTCAAGAACTTAACGGAACAGCAATAGACTTTACTGGTTACGAAGTTCCCCCTGACCCATTTAATATAGGCTAATCATGTCCAACCCAATAGTCATCATCAATGTAAGTACACAGTTCGCACCCGGCGCATCAACGCTACAGGGTACGGGCGTAGTTGTTAGCCAAGGGGGTACTAGTATCACCCCGGGTACGAAACAGCTTATCACGCAGGGTTCAGATCTTACACCGTTGCTTGTTAATGCGATCAATATTTCAGGCATCGTGTGGGCATCGAATGTAGTAACAGCAACGCTAGTATCGCCGCATGGTATCCCCGTTGGCGAAACGGTTAACTTCACGATTCTCGGTGTAACGCCTTCTGGCTATAACGGTACGTTCGCTGTAACGGCAACTACGACCAACGCCGTTACTTACGCACTGGCAACCAATCCGGGTACCGCTAGTATTCAAGGTTCGGCAATCGCAACGGATGAAGCAGAAGACTTGGCTGCAATCACGACCTTCTTCGCACAAGGCGCTACTGCTCCGATTTACATTCTTGAGTTGGGCGCAGGCAATCCGGCGGCAGGTGTTACCGCTCTTACGACATACATTGCTAATAACCCCCTTACCATTTATTCGTATCTGGTACCGCGTGAATGGGCAACGGAGCCGACGTTCCCAGCATTGGTTAGCGCGCAGTCGGGTGATACGGCATGCACGTACTTCTTCGTTACGTTCAATGAATCGAATTTCGCACAAGCCTCGGCGTTCGCAGGCATGAAGGCATTCTTCGGTTTCGTTGAAGCTCCTACCGTTGCTGCTACGGAATTCTCGGTTGCTGCAGTTCAACAGATCACGCTGAATCGTAACCCGTCCGCAGTTAACAAGGTGCCGCCGCTCCTGTATTCGTTCCTCGTCGGTGTTACGCCGTATGCTTGGACTGGTCCGCAAGTTGCGCAATTCAAGTCGCTCAACCTTAGCTATGCAGATACCGGCAGCGAAGGCAATATCACGAATACGATTCTCAAGGGCGGTAACCTTGGTTCGAGTCTGTATTACAACTTCTGGTGGGCAACGGACTGGGCGATGATTAACGTCCACGTGTCCTTGGCTAACGCTGTTATCAACGGGTCGAACAACACGATCAATCCGCTGTACTACGATCAGCCAGGTATCGATACGTTGCAAGCAGTAGCTCAGAATACGTTGAATGCTGGTGTTACTTATGGACTCTTGCTTGGTCCGGTTACAGTGGCTGCAGTAACTTTCGGTGCATACACGCAAGCTAACCCGTCTGCTTACGCTGCTGGTACCTACGGTGGTCTGTCGTGCGTCATGACCCCGCAGAACGGCTTCACGCAAGTTGTGTTCAATCTCCAAGCTACGTCTTTCGCGTAATAGCTTACCCATTAAGTTGATCAAGGATAATCATGGCTAATACCAATGTTCCGCAAGGCACAACCAATTTAACCCTCGCCTCAGTAATTGTTCCAGCGTATCCTAACCTGAATGTCACTGCAGGTTATCTTGCGAAGGCCGGTATCGCACTGGCATTCACGGGTGACTCAGTGATTCAGATTCCGACGCTCACGGGAACGACTACTAGTCCGCAACCATACATCATGGGGCGTATAACAGTGAATCTGTTGCGTTCTAACGGAATCGCTGCTACCTATCAATCGCAGTTCTTGTCGAATGCTGTGATTGGTGCAGTTACGATTAAGCCAGACGTGACGACTCTGCCACCTTATGTCCTCCAGAACTGTTCGATCCAGTCGTTTAACGATCAGGTATTCAACGGTACTACGGTAGACATGGCGCTGGTGATTACGGGCTACTTGCCGATCAATAGCTCCCTCTGGGCATAATAACTAATAGCGTAGCAATGGAGATTTACAATGGCAATGATTAATCGTAGGCTTAACTTCGTTATCCCCCTTGAGCGTGGCGGTTACGTACATGCAGAACCCGTTGATCGTAGTGTCTATGAAGAGTTCTTCATGCTCTTCGGTCAAGTGTACTCTTCCGTTTATGCTCAAGGGCTAGGGACTCTCGCAGGCCCCAAGGTAGCAGGGCTAATGCTGAAGAGACTGGCTAAGATTTCCGCTATCAATATAGATCCTCTCCGGCGTGACATGCTTCACAAGTGTAGGGCTTATCTCCCAGATGATAAGGAAGGATATAAGGAGTACATGATCGAGAATGCAGTGAAGGAAGGAGTTATGGACGATGAGGACATGGCTCAGGTGGAGGGCTTTCTAGCTTTTTTTACAGCTCTCTCCTTCCTAGCTTCGGTGAAGGAGAGGACAGCCCTCTTGGCCCAGACGAATGGCTTGCACGGAACTGTGTCGACGTCGTTAAACTCTACGGAGTATACAACTTCCTTAGTGACATTGATGCGGGCCGCAGATACTACGAAGAACCAGGAGTCATTGCCACCTTCCTCGACTACGCCTCAATCCACTGCTTCGATACAATAACAGAAGGTAAGTATACCGTACCTGCCATGTTTCGGGCGCGGTTTAACAGATCGCTATAACCGGAAGGACTAAGGGAGTGTTCTTTAACCGGGAACACTCCCTTTATCATTTCTGCTCTACAAGGAGAATCTTATGGCAGAAGGAATTATCAAGATTGGAGTTGACGATGACGACTTCAACGAAATGGTTAAGCGCTGGGAAGACTGGAAGAAGTCAGTGGGTGATATGCCTCCTGAATGGCAGAAGATCAATAAGTTGATGGAAGAAGCTGCTTCTATTATGGATGGAGCTTCTGAGGGCGATGGGGGACAACTTAAAGAGACTGTAAAGGATACTGAGAAACTTGGTGGAGCTTGGGATGTTATCCATAAGAGTAGCATAGGTATCAATACCGCACTCAAGGAAACAGGCTCTATTATCGGCCGCATCCTTCCTGGTATGGGTTCATTGAGCCTTGGACTAGGTGCTGTTCTAGGATTACCTGCTGCTGGATTCGCAATGCTTGCTGGCCTATCCCGAGGAGTTGCTAACGAAGGAACTGTCAGCGGGGGGCTAGGTGAGAGCATTGGACAGACTAGAGCATACACGCAACTCTATAGTCGCTGGGGGTTCGGGGAAAGTAATCTAGAGAATATTGCCGCACAGCAGAGAGATTCAAGCCAGACTGGCTATCTAATGCAAGCATCGGGTCTACATAATAGATCAGAAGTACAGAGTGCTACTCCTGCAGAGTTGTCGCAGATTATCATGCAGCACCTGCGCGATATTAATGCTCAAGGTGATTCCGGTCATCAACGTGCATGGAACATAGCTCAGCAACAGGGTATTAGCTCTTCACAGTTCGGTAACATCATTAACGCATCGCCGGAAGAGTTCGCGAAGCAACGCGCACAATTCGCTCCAACTGCTGCCTCTATGAATATTGGGCAAGGGGGAGTCAATGCTGCTCAAGATTTCGAGCAGGCTATGGAGCAGGCGGCTACTTCTCTGAAGACTACTATCTTTAAGGACTTGATACCTCTAGCTCCTGCTATTGAAGGTATAGTGAAGCAGCTTGGTGACGTCTTCGGAACATTGATCAGTTCGCCGGAAGTTAAGAATGCGCTGAAGTCACTATCGGTTGAGCTAGACGAATTTAATAAGTATCTGGGGAGCCCTCAGTTCAAGACCGATTTAAACAACTTCGAAACACAAGTTGCGGCTATGGCGCACGGTATGGAACGAGTTGCTGCCTTCATTGACAAGTGGCTACCCAGCGAAACCTCTGATACGGACAAGGCGAAGATCGCTGCTACGGCCGCTGCTGCTGATGTACCTGAACCTATTTCATTCGGTGGTGATACTTCGGTAGGTGCTGCGGCTAATGCGCGCAATGCAGCTCTGGTTAATAAGTATGTCGTGCCTGCTGCAGAAATATCAGGATCGCTCTATGGAGCAGTAGGGTCTTCAATGTGGGATTCTATAAAGAGATACTACAATCCGCTACTTCATCCGCAAGCTCCCGGATTCGTCGGTCCTCCAGTTCCAGATGGTCTGAAGACTTCAGCGAATCCATTTAAACCTGTTGATGCAGCGAGTCCTACTTCTAATGCAGTCAGCTCAGCAGATACTCTATATGGACGTACGAACAATCCATTGAATCTGAAGTATATCGGACAAGCAGGGGCAACTAACGTTGGTGGTTATGCTGGCTACCCTACGCAAGAAGCGGGTATTCGTGCAGATGCTAATCAGATCATGGTCGATATCACTAAGCATCATGAAGACACGATTAGCAAGTTGGTGAAGGGTTGGGCGACCGATGCGTCCCCTGATAAGCAAGCACAGTATGCTCGAGATGTTTCTAAGGCAGTTGGTATTGATCCTAACAAGCAGTTGGATATAACGAACAATCCTCAGCTGTTGGCCCAACTTGTACGTGCTATGAGTGTTCAGGAAGTTAAGAACGCACCATCTCAACAGCAGGTTAACATAGCGCTTAAGATTCAGAATCAGACGGGTGCTGATACTACTAAGATTGCTGGTAGCACGGCTTACTAACAAGGATAACTATGGCTTCAGTACTTTCAGACATTGCGAATATAGCCTATGCCTTCGCCTACCAACAGTCTCCGATATTGTTGACGGGCGGCATAGCGCAAGCAATTCCCGGGCAGACGTTGCCCATTTATCTAATCCTAGAAGCGCTTCCGCTGGCAGCTAATGCCCTAGGTGCGCTGATTACTAATCCAAGTAATATAATCAGTAGTCTCACTAGTACTCCGGCATTCGCTAACTTTAGGCCGCTACCTGGGTCTACTCTTATCTCACAACAGGCAGGTACGCACCCATTCGCTAGTCAGGCTATCGCAGCTGCTACGGCTATCACACAGCCCTTAAATGTTTCGTTGGCAATGACGTGTCCCGCTACTGGTGCATTCGGCTACATCGTAAAGACGGCTACACTGATTGCGCTGACTTCAGCATTGAACGCGCATATAAATGCTGGTGGGCTCTTCACTGTGCTGACCCCGGCAATGGTATACGCTAATTGTATATTGACCGACTTGAGAGATTCTAGTCCTGGTGGAGATCTTCAGACGCAGACGGAATTCACTTGGACATTCACACAGCCTCTAGTGAATCAGACTCAACTAGGTGCTGTTCTGAATAACATGATGAGCAAGATTAATGGTAGTCTGCCTACTAGTGGAGTGTGGTCTTCTATAGGAAGTTCTATCGGAGGCGCCGTCTCTTCGGTGCAAGGTGGTCTTACGAGCTTGGGGAACATGGTATGACGACAACTTATGTACCCTTCGTTATAAGTCAGATCCAGATCCCTCAATTCAATGCGACCTTCATAGACCTCACAGGTTACACGAATAACTATACGATAACTGTGCCCTTCAATTACTTCGCTCAGAGATACTATGTGACTTGTGTCTCACAGCAAGGAGTTCACGAGTTCACAGTGCCTCTAGTAGGAAGTCCGGATACTAGCGATATATCAATGACGCAAGGCTACTTCCAGACTACTCTAGTCTACAGAGTGAGTAGCGGTAACTTCGAGATCACTTAGGAATAACTAATGGCACGATACTATAAAGTTATACTGACGCCTCCAGATGGGGGTCCACCGCCTCCCTTTAGTGCTAAGGGCAATCCTTCGGGCTTCATCTTAGATTCAACTGGTAACCCTGCAGCACTACAGGTTGAATTCGATCTAGCTTCTAATAGTAATGGCTCTTCTGGTAGTGGCTCTAAGATACTTCGAATCTATGGAATTCCCTACCAGGACGTAGCACAGGCAGTAAATTGGGATGGTTACGGTGTACAGGTATTCGGAGGTTGGACTAAGGGCTTCCCGCTTTCCACGATGATGGCTACTAATCATGGTACAGGTCTCTTAATATCCGGAACAGCTCAATTCCCTGTAGCTAACTGGAAGGGGACTGAGCTCTATGTAGACATACCTATTATCGGTATGGCAGGTGCTGCGGCCGATCAAGATAACATCGTAATGAATTATCAAGTCGGGCAGACCATGCAGTCGGCGATACAGAATACGTTCGCTACTGCTTATCCAACTGTAAAGAGCAACTTCTTTATCTCACCTAACTTAGTATGTACACAGGCACAGTTGGGAACCTTCACTTCGATGGAGGAATTCATTAAGTGGGCGAACAAGGAATCGATGCGGCAACTTGGTGGTTCCGTAAATAACTACCAAGGCGTGCAGATAGGCTGGAGAGGGAATCAGATATTCGTTATGGATCAGACTGTGAAAGTTGATCCGCAACCGATTCCAGTTGCTTACTCAGAACTTATAGGCAACATCGCTCGAATTCAGAACAACACCTTTCAAGTAATGTGCTTGATGCGTTCTGATATTCAAGTAGGGTCTATTATTAGTCTCCCCACTACTAGTACGCAGAATCAGGCGGCGGCCCCTATTATATCAGCAAGTGGACTACCCAGTAGGGCACCTGATCCAGGGACTCAATGGTCAGGTAACTATGGGGTATTGGAGATTCGCCACCTAGGTGACTTCAGAGGTACGGGTAGTGGAATGGAGTGGGTGACCATCATTACTTGCGCCGATAATTCGATTAGTATTTAGTCCTCGTTAGTCCATACTTTAGAGGAGGCTTGATAAAGACCGGTAGCAACGAACGAGGGGCGAACTTGTCCCTCAAGTAGTCGTGGATCTTTCTTACGTTTCTTCTTCTTGTTTCCTTCATCCTTGAAGCGTCCACTGGTACCCTGAGTAGATGCTTGAGTTACGATACCCGTACCGTTACGATCTAGAAATTCACGGAAAGCCTGCTCAATGTTATTCGTACCTTGAGTGAACAGGTTGGTATCAGCCCCTAACTTCTGACCGCTACCTAGTATAGTCTCCAAGTTATCAGCGACTGAGTTCGCAAGTTGATCAGCGATGAACTGCAGGTTATTATCCACGAAGGTCTGCATGATTCCATACTTGTCTTCTAGTACGCGTGCGACCTTCGCTGTCGATTCGCCATTCTCATAGAGTTGATCTACAACACCAAGGTTAAGTTCCATACGCCCTCCAAGGCTACAATTTAACTATATACATGAAATTCACGGAGTTACTATGTCCACCTTGTTGCAAGCTCTTGAAGATAAGATCGAAGAATTGAAATTGGTTGAAGAGGTACTAGACGACATGGCGATCATAGAGGCCATAATGTCCGTTACTGGAAACTTCATTAAAGCCCATGTAGCAGAACCATTCGAAGCTACAGTAACATATCCGGAAGGCTACATAGAGTACCTCGCCAATTACAAGCCCCCTGTCGAACCTGCCGTGGTACGTACTGGTCCCTTCAGTAAGCCGCGCAAGCCCTTGGCGAAGCCTACACGGTAACAGGAGCTTCCCATGAGAACATATGGACGCCCTAAGGGTACAGGGAAGTGGCAGACAGTATCGACTAGTTCGACTGGTGACAACTCGAACGTCATGCTGACTACATTGTGCCAAGTACTAAAGCTTAACTTGAATGAATCTCCCATCTGGGCTAACTATGGAATACCAGGTGTTCAATCTGTTCTAGGTCAGAATTTCCCTGACGTGTTCGTGCAGATAACTCAACAGCAGTTCGCTCAATACTTCGCAGCGCTCTCTATAGTTAGATCCACAGCAGGTACACCTGGTCCTAATGGAGAAGTTGAGCCTACCTATCTGGTAACAGCTACTACCTTCAGTGGTTCGAACCTAACAGCAACAGTATTCTGAATGAGGGCTTATGGCCACGCTTCCAACCGTACTAACGATTGATGGTCTTCAACCTCAGTCACCGTCTTCACTTAACGCACAACTTATAGCAGAAGCCACTGCGCTATCTCCAGGTCTCACTGCTAACCTTCCGGCCTCATTGATCGAAGACTTCTCGTCAACGGGTACAGGTGCTCTAACCCTAATCGATCAGGCTCGAGTTGAGACAGTGAATTCATTGACTCCTTATGGAGCTAACGCATACACACTGAATCAATTGGGTAACCAAGCAGGTATTCCACCTAACCTGACGACCAATGCTTCGGTCTTCATGGTCTTCGAATCGAATACACCTGGTTGGCAGATTCAAGAAGGCTGGATAGTATCAGATGGTACTAACCAATACGTATCGCAGGAGATTGGTGTTATTCCGGCCTCTGGCACATCGTTACCTATCTACTTCGTGTGCACGACTCCTGGTACCTTCCCTATTCCTGCTGGATCAGTAACTAACTTGATTACTCAACCCCAGAGTCCTGTTACTGCAACGTGTACGAACCCAAGTGCTGGTGTACAAGGACAACCGCCTGAACTTCTAGCTGCCTATAGAACGCGTGTGTTGAATGCGGGTCAGTCGATCGGCACAGGCATGACCACTACTCTCACTAACGCGCTCCAAGCTGTACCAGGTGTGCAACCTACATTAACTGGGTTAGTTCAGCAACCAGGTGGCGGGTGGGCTGTTATCTGCGGTGGAGGTGATCCATATGCTACCGCAGCTGCAATTGCAAGTTCGATGTTCGATGTATCGACACTGGTAGGATCGAAACTTGCGGTATCAGGAATCACACTTGCTAACCCTGGTGTTGTCACTACCAACTTGGCACATGGCTTGGCTTCAGGAGAGACGATCACGCTAACGGGTATTGTTGGAACCACACAGTTGAACAATGTATTATTGACGGTAACTGTGCTTACTCCTTATACGTTTAGCATTGGGCTCAATACGTCTGGGGATACTGCTTACGTGTCTGGTGGTACGCTCAATCCTAATCCACGCAATCAGGTAATCACGTTAAGCGATCCTCCTAATACTTATACCGTAACGTACATTGTGCCTCCAGTTCAGACAGTGACGTGCACGGTAACGTGGAATACTACGGCAGTTAACATCGTATCGAATGCGACCATTGCTCAGTTGATGATTCCAGTAGTAGTCGCCTATATCAATACGCTGCAGGTAGGTGCTTACATAAATCAGGCGGCACTTCAAGCATTGATCCAAGTAGCAATCGCACCATTGATTCCGGTTCAGCTGCAATCCCGGTATCAGTTCTCCTTCACTATCAATGGAGTGATAACGTCACCTGGTTCTGGTGAAGACTCTATCTTCGGTGATCCTGAATCTGGATGGACTATTCTGTCCACAGGCGTCGCTATCGTTCGGGGTTAACTATGGGACTTCCAGCGTATCAATCATTTCCCCAGCAGAGTCTGCAATCAATCGCTACAGGGCCTTACGCGTATCTCTATACTGAGTACAATGACGATCAGGATCTGCAGGCATTCATCTCTGCGTTCAACAGCATGACTCAGGATTATCTGACGTGGTTCAACACTATCAACCTTCCAGTGTATGCAGGGAATCCGTTGCTAGTAGGACCACTTCTAGACTGGGTACTAACTGGCCTCTATGGTATCCCTAGGCCAACACTGCCCTCTACAACGAGTGCAGCACTGGGTGTCTTCAATACTATACCTTATGATACGTATCCTTATCTAAAGTACAAGGCATCAGAGGCTATCCAAGTATTCGTAACATCAGATGATGTCTACAAGCGTATTGCCACCTGGAATCTGTATAAAGGTGATGGACAGACATTCACTATCGCGTGGTTGAAGCGTCGCATTCAGCGCTTCTTAGATGGCAATGATGGGCAGGATGGATTCAATGGCGCAGGCGTGTCCCAGACGTACGCTGTTAGTGTTGAATTCCAAGGTAACTATACCGTGGGCATAACTGTCACTGGTTCTCAGTATACCGCCCTATGGGCCATTCTGAAGGCCGCTATATCAGGAGGCGCTTGCCAGATGCCTTTCCAATACACATATAGTCTTGTCTAGGGGTTATCATGCCAGCGAAGAGTGAAGCACAGAGACGATTAATGCAGGCAGTTAAACATGAGCCTGCCGTTGCTAAGAAGACGGGAATCTCGAAAGCATCGGCAGAGAAGGTACTAGGTGAAACTGACTCAGCATCATCTAAATCACACATGCAACAGCACTTGGATACCCACCAGGATCTCATTGATAAACTCATTACTAAAGGTAGTAAATAATTATGGCTCTTACATTTCTAGCTGCTAATAACGCTTCTACAACCTTGGCGGGGGCTATCACTCCTACCTCAACTTCTCTCTCTGTAGTAGGGGGTACGGGTGCTCTCTTTCCTGTTCCCTCTGTAGGTAACTCGCAATTCCGGCTGACAATGGTTGATGCTGCCACTGGAGCCAAGCGCGAGATTATGTACGTAACGGCTACTTCTACCGATACGTTTACTGTACTTCGAGCGCAGGAAGGAACGGCAGCCCTCGCGTGGTTAGCAGGGGACACTGCTGGTAACTTCTTCACGTCAGGTGAGTTTACTAACTTAACTCAGATTGCTCAGGTACAAGCAGGTGGTATGAACTTCGCAGTAGGTGCAGGTACGGGGAATGCTATCACGGCATCTCTTAATCCTGCCCCTACGGCACTCGTCTCAGGTCTAATTGCTCGCGTTAAGGTCCTGTCTTCTAACACGACTGCCGTTACCTTGGCATTGAATAACTTCGGTGCTATTCAAGTAGTGGGTGAAGATGGTCTACCAGTAGTACCCTCTGCATTGATTGCAGGTACCATCTATCAGTTCATGTACGATGGCTCGCGCTGGGTAGTTACTAACCGACCTATTGCTCCATTCTATGCAGTAGACTCTTCGGTGACGGCGTCGGTTGTTACCATTACTACGCCAGTTCCACTCGCTGCTTATTACTCCGCAATGATTCTAATTGTGAAGGTAGCGAACACGAACGTAGCGGGAGGTACGACTGTCAACGTGAATGGACTAGGTGCAGTTCCGGTATTCGCTCAGAATGGTCAGGTACTAGTAGGCGGTGTGTTCCAAGCTGGTTCCACCTACATTATGATGTACACAGGTTCCGCCTTTATTGCTGCAGTTCCGAATAACCCCCCGTTCGCTATAGGGGAAATTCGTATGTGGACTCCACCTACTGGTACGACGAATGCTAACTTAGCAGCTGCGATTACTGCGGCATGGGGATTCGGTTGGCACCTTGCTAATGGTACAGTAGGGACAGTAAATCTGGAGGATCGTTTCGTTATAGGTGCGGGTAATCTGTACGCAGGAAACGCTACGGGTGGGGCAGCTACTTCGGTTATCGCTATCGGCAACCTTCCTGCACACAGTCACGGTGTTAGCGACCCAGGTCATAATCACGGTATGAATGATCCAGGTCATACTCACTATATGAATGATCCAGGTCATAACCACTATATAAATGATCCAGGTCATAATCATGGTCAGTCTGTACACAGTCATGGATTTATCGACCCAGGTCACGCGCACGTTATCCAGAACGGTGCTGTTCAAGTGTCAGGTTTAGCGGTAGGTGCTGGCTATGGTCCCTACAACTATGGTAGTGGTAGCAATAACCAGACGGAGATAGCAGGTACAGGAGCGAGTATTCAGGCACAGTACGCTAATATCAACGCTGCGGATACTGGGATTTATAATAGTGCTTCTGGTACTGGTGTTTATCTTAGTGGTGCTCTTACGGGCGTCTATAATAGTGCTGCAGCTACTGGTATAACAACGGCTAATACTGGCGGGGGTGCTGCACTTCCAACATTACCGCCGTACTACGCATTGGCATTCGTTCAATTCACGGGGGCTTAAAGCAGACAGGGTGAATTCTATTGATTCAGAATTCACCCAGATTGATCAGAAGAAGGGACTACCGGGAATGTTGGAAACGATCAAGGCGATTGCGATAACGATCATCAACTCGGTATTCGCTGCTGTGTCTTTCAGAAATTTCATCATTTAATGCTCCAATTAGTTCAGGTAAGGGGGAATTTCACCCCCTCCTCAATTACACTCGTTCTGGTGGCAGCAACACTAAGTCATCCAGCGATACACCACTAAACTTCGATTTACCGTTACATGTCTTACTGCGAGGTCCCGCATGTTGCTGCAACTTCGGCCGGGCCTTTACCACACACTGACGAACTACCGCTCCGATCGAAACACCCTCTGCCTCTGCCTCAACCATGAGCGCTTTCTTCATTTCCTCTGCTACGGTGAAGTTTAAAGCCGTGTCCAACTTCGCATCGCTTTCCACCCACTGTTCATCCTGCTGTGCGTGAAAGGCCATCGATACATCATTCGTATAATCCCACAGCATCGAATTCATGTTACCTTGCATCATCTTGTCTGCGTCCACGCCTTCCCGGATCGCTTGGAGCTCGGCTTGTTGCTTCCCAATCGTTTCGACAAGTCCTGCATTCTTCGCTTCAAGGCTTGCAAGTCGCGCTTGGTCATGGATCTGATGCTCCGCTAGTGTAACCAGATATGATTTCAGTTGTGCTACTTGCATATTCAATTCTTGAATTTCGGTCATGATGTAAATCTCCAATTATGCGTGATTAGCGAATTCTTTATGAACCCTGTTACGAGTCCTCTCTACGGCCTTGACGGCATCTTCCAAGTTAGGGAACATCTGGAATAAGGCTTTCTTGCCATTTATATTAACCTGCGCCAGCCACTTACCTTCCCGCGCAGCCCAGCACACTCCTTTAACTCCTGACTTACTGTTGGATTGTGCGTGAGTATTGCACATATTCTGACTAGAGGTTGCCTTTCGAAGATTCTTAATCCGATTATTCTGATCGTTAAGATCTTTATGATCCAGCAATATATCTCCCGGATCTTCACCGTAATAAAGTGCCCATGCGATTCGATGACCCTTATAGAATTCGCCGGATATACTAACCGTTGTCGGACCTGCAAGCTTACCAGCGAATCTTGAATTACTCTGATTACACCCGGCCACCGTTGCGAAGTGATATTGTGGTCTCACCTTCCACTTTAAACTACCGGTCTTCGGATTGTAAGTGAAACACTCTCTGAGATATTCCACTGAGGGTAACGCTTTAGCTTTCATGATACGCTCTTCATATGAGCTAACATCGTTTCGAGGGGCATCATCGGCGCTGTCGTATGTAAAGCCTCAACCTTTCCCGTATGAATGTGAAGCGCGGGGATATCCTGAACATTAACTTCGGATTCTTGAAACGTGTCGTCTACAAGCACTCCATCGATTGATTCCGTCACTGCCTCATCCAGACTGTTGACCAACTCCTCAGCGATTTCATTTACTGCGGCCTCAACTTGCGCCTTGATCTGCTGAGCAACGTGGGCTTTAAGTTTCGAGAATGCGGCGTGATTGCGAAAGCTCTTCATGATGTAAATCTCCAATTTCCAAGTTTAAGTTAGGCTGCAATGTTGTCTTTATACTGCTCAATGAATCTATTCAATCCGAGGGGTTCGGGCTGACTCATTACCGGCCGAATCCATCTGCTATCGTGTATCGAATACCGTAAGACCCGTCCGACTAGATTATTCAACATCCAGCTATAGTCTTCCGTATTCTTTAAATCTGCAGGCTTGCATCGAATAATTCGGCATTGATCTTCCACCATTCGATTGACGTCACCAATCATAATGTTCGATTGATGCGCATGTCCCATCTGATCTAACACACTGAATAACAACACATACCCACCCGATACTGGCTTGAAGTGAATCGGTGCTGTTACCAACATGAAGCGACCTTTAACTTCCATGTCCTTCCAGATTGATTTAGCATGATCGGTTACGAGGCGCTTGCCGTTGGTATCGATCTTGACCAATCCGTTGTATGCCGTTCTCTGTTTCATCGTAAATCTCCAATTCCCAAGTTTAGTAGGTGGGGCTTTCTGTACCCCGTTTATCGGTAAGTCTCAATGTTGCTAACCAACTCAGTCAGGCTATCAATACCGCTATCAGTAAGGCTAATTTCTCAGTAAGGCTATCAGTGTTGCTATGTGAAACTCAGTAAGGCTACCTTGGGAAGGGTTAATTCTTATTTAGAGAATCGTCAATCATTCGAATTGTTAAAGATCGCGGGTTACAGTCTCGGTCGATTCTCTGAATCTTTCCGTGTTTCGCGGTTATTCCGCACTTATTTCGTTTCCTGCCTTTCTTTCTTACTAGACTACATTCTATCTTGTTCGTTTCTATCAGTCAACAACTATTTACATCTCAGTGTTTCTAACCTTATTTACTTCTTTCCTCACTTGCTAGATTCTAGTTTAACTTGTTATCTCCTGTCCGTCAACACTTATTTACTATCCAGACTTGTTATTAACTCGTTTCTTTCCTGCCCTTCTTGCCTCACTTGCTAGACTCAATAATAAAGCATGCTGTATTTACAGTCAACAACTATTTACCAGATACTTGTTAAGTGTAAATATAACAATGTAAATTTACTGCATTACAATTGTAAGGTTTCTGAATTCTTCTGTATCTGTCTACTGTTGGCTACTTACCGATAATCAACATGGATTTCGACGTTATGCGCATCATTCGGAATTGTCCAACTCGTGCCGTTTCCCAACTGCATGGCTCTTTCATGCTGATTGCCGCCACCTTGCGCGTGTACCTGCAGCGTTTCTACATCGATATTCTGCCCACCTAGCGACCATATGATGCGCAGCAACTCGTGTACATCTGCACGATTTACGATAACGTGTTCTGCATCGTAATTCGATCGTTCTGAGATTGCCAGCGAACTACGATCAATGTCAACCAGCCGCTTTATTGCTTCCATTGCTGCTTGCGAGAACTTCATGGTAAATCTCCGTTAATGGGTAAATGTCTATAAAGGCTAATTTAGACTCGCTACGGGCCCTTCCTGACAGTAGAAAGGGCCTCTGGCTACACTATTCAGGGATGACCTGAAGATCGGCTACATCGACGATCTGACGGTTTACATCCATATTGATACCGCCGGAAATTGCCATGATTGGCTCTGACCAGAGCTCTTCGTTATCCAGCAGGGTAAGGGTATCACCATCGATACAGTAGAATCCGCAGCATGCTTGTGCTGTTGCTTCATACCAGTGTGCTACTGCGTGCTTTCCTGAATTGTGCTGAATCACGATCTGGTGATCCTTCGGTGCTGTGTCCATCGTTGCCCACGTCGTCATGATTTATTCCTTGTTAGATTTAGTGAAAGCTACGATTGTTTCTTGAAGTAGCATGATTGAAGTTTCGTACTCTGCGCTTACCTTATCAAGGCGAGCAATGATATCCTTGTACTCGTCGGGCAATAGATCCTGCTGGTAAGCATTCGCGGCGTTGCAGTCTACGCCTACCTTCATCATTCGAAGCAGCACTTCACTGAAGTTAACGAGCGCGCCTTGTACTGCTGGATCTTCATATACTTTAGTCATTTACAGTTTCCATTTAATTTCAGCCTTGGTTAACTCGTCCTGCAGCGCCTTGATTATGTCAGGAGTACCACTTGTCGGTTTACCCGTTTCCAGAATGAGCGACAAGTGGCGTTCAGCAATCTTCAACAGGTAAAGCAAGTTACATTCGTCAATCGGAATCATCGTCTTCGTCATCCTCATCTTCGTCATTCCATCGCTGCCTAGAATGCGGAGATTCTTCTGGTATGTCAATCAACGCCTGGGGAGCGAAGTTGAATGCCGACTCGTCTGTCCAGAGGGTAGGTTTAAAGAATGCACCGTATATCAATCGACGCAACTCATGACCTATATGGCGTTCGATACTCTGCATTGCTTGTTCTTCCGTGCAGTATGCCCATGCGTAAATCTCACTTGATTCGTCCATCACTGCCTCCTGCGAATCCACCAGTCGGGATTGCACCAAGGAATGATGTGCCGCTACCGTCACTACCTGCGCCACCAGTGCCGAATGTAGCGAAAGCCCCTTCTGCGATAGCCAGCTTCTTACTCAGGCGATCGATCTCGTTAGCCATCGATGCAGCGCTAAAGCGTGCGATTTCGATACAACCTAGAGCGGCTCCAAGTTGTCCCTTCAATGTCTCAATCTCAGCAGCGTACTTGAGTTTAGACAACTGCTTGGACGTCCGCATTTCCCCAAGTTCCTTATACACCACACTCATCTTCTCCTCCCATTCCATGATCTCTGAATGGGCGCTAATGGATGTCTTCCGGTTGCTTTCACTAAGATTCTCCAACTTAGCACGATGCTCCTTGGAGATCTCCAACTGCTTGGTCAAGTCTTCCACCTTAAATGTCAGATCCTCATTCTCGAAAGCCAGCTTAACTACTAAGTCTGCATTCGATGCCGAACTAAGTTGCAGATCGTGAAGTTCGGCCTGGAGCTTAACATTCTCATTGTGCATCTTTATAATCTCGCCACTGGACTTCGGTGCATTGGTCTCGTTGATGATACGGTTCACAGTCTCTCGTTGTTCAGCTTCCATATGCTCTCGAAAGGTATAGCCAGCATGAATTGCTGCCATATCTAGTGTAGGTTCGGGCGCGAGCAACGAATCGATATCTACATTCACGATAGTATCAGCGAACCCTTCCATACACTGACCACGACCTACCAGTTCTTCGTATTCTGCGAGACTCATTGTGATTGTTCCTTCCATGATTCACTCCTTATTGGTTTCGCGCTGTCCACGCAATGTTCTTGTTCTCAAGATCGGTCCGGATCTCAGGGTACTTGGTGAGTAGAAATTCGAATGCTTCACGAGACAGAAGTACATTGAATTCTGAACCTTGTGCTAAACCAGAAACGGCTGGTTGTTCCAATTCATTTAGGTAGTTGGGTGGAATTGCACATTTCAGATAGTCCACGAATTGTTGCTCACTCATGATGTTACTCCTTATTGATTGATCCAGCGTGCGCGTTGTGCTTCGGTACCGCGAGCTCCCATGGCACGTGCTTCGATCATAAGCTCGGATATAAGAGGACGACCAGTACCTTCAGTTACTGTGAATGTACCATCAACATCCTTACGGAAATCAATCCAGTTGCCGTCCTTGAGACCAATGGTAACGTGCTTGCTACCATCATTCCAATAACCTAAGGGCTCCTCATCCCACTTGCATAGGAGTTCAGCAATGGTAGCCAAGTCTTCTTTAGTGATATTCATGATTTATTCCTTAGTCTTAAGTTGAAATGCCTTCAGTACATCTAGCTGCAATCTGTTGCGCTTAATGACCTCGTAACCTTCTACATCGTGTAGCTTCTGGTGCACAAGTGTTCGTACTTCACGTGCCTGCCAGTTCACAGCATACTCCAATGCTTGTTTATAATGCTCGACTTCAGCAAGTGCATCTTCGAGTTGCTTAGCGCGTGTGCCAGCATCCGAGTAGGTAACGGGATATCCACCACCATGAAGTCGTGCTTCGTCGTCTGATGAACCACCGCCTGATACCCAAGGACTGATTGGAGTGAATCTACCACTACCGCCGATACTAGGAGCACCGTTGGCTACAGTATCTTCATGGCTCATACTAGCCCCGCCACCTCCACCGCCGTAGAATTCTTGGCTACGATTACCGTTAGCGTCTACCAGTGTGTGTAGGCGGATATGTACGCCATTATTCCCGCCACTAGCATAAGTAGAAGTAGGATTCTGAACAGGAACCCGATCACCTTCGCTATCAGGAATGCTATCACTATTGCTAGGATTAGAAACACCATAGTCATTATCGTTCTCCATGTTGGACTCCCACCAGCTCAAGCTTAAATGCCGAAAGCAGAATCTGAAGTTGCGCTCTATGATAAGCCAGATCCTTCTTCATGTTGGAATCGATTGTATAACCAAGGGTAATGCTCTCGATACGTTCGATCTCTTTACGATGATCCTTGATGAACTTCATGATGGTTGCCAGCGCTTCAGCGGTAGCCAACTGTTTACGTTCAGTGTTGCTATGTCTCATCTTAGTCTCCTGAGTGTGCAGCGACATACTTATGATCCTGCAATGCCAACAGTCCGATATCGCCAATCTGTGAGGTGGCCTCGTCGGTATCATGTTTCAACATCATTACTGCTAGCTTGAGTTGATCGATGGCGGCTGAGTCCTCTTTCTCAGCAGCGACTGCACCGTTAGTATTAGCCTTTACTTCCTGTCCGTTCGCTGCGACTTCAACCTGACTGCGGTACAGAACGATGGCGTTACCAGTTAGCAGAATGTTCCATGCGAAGAGTGCAGCAACAAGAATCTTGATCTTCATTTCTTCACCTTCTTCTTAACGTCTACCTTCGGGAATTCCATATACGCGGTGAGAGCTAGGCGTACAAGCGATGCCATATTGGGAATACGATTCTCATGTTGGAAGTCGACCATCTCTGCGTGGAACTCAGGATCGAATGCAACCTGAACAGGGATGGTTGCGCGGACTTGAATCTTCTTTACTTGCTTGATACTACCAGTGGCACGTTGGGTCTTAGTCATTAAGTAACTCCGTTTATGTTTACAATGTGAAATTGGTAAATGTGATAATGTGTTTACAATGTTAAATTGATGGATTTAACGTGAGGCTTGATCTTCATAACAGGGATCGAATGCTTGTCCTGAATCACTACCTCTACATCAACCTTGAGACCTTCGTTAACTTCCATCCGTTTAGGAAAGAACGCTAGATCGATTGTGTAGGTTGAGGTCGAACCATTGGAACCGTAGGCTTCTACGTAGACTCGTTCTAGATCACGATCAATTCCAATTACTTCGCCTGTGAACTTGCTAGTATGGTAAATCTGTTTAAGCATTCGGAAGCCTTCGAAGTGTTTCATAAATCTCCTTGTGTATCTAGTATTTACATACATATACTTAAATTGGTAATCGTGAATTTATGTCTTTAGATTAAATTGGCGGATTCCTAGTTTCGAAGGGACGTTGGTGAATGTGATCCTGTCCTTCGAAACAATGCGGACATTCTAGTGCATCATGATCTCCACAGGTTTCACACTCTACCGAAGTAGGTCCCCATTCCTTAAAGGCGGACCATGCGTTACAGTACTGACATTGAATCTCAGTATCCTCAGTGATCTCACCCGTGAATTTCCACGGCCAGCCTAGACGCTTCATGTTCATAATATTCTCCAATTAGGAATTCGCCCACGCATCGTAATCATCGCTAGAATCTTCGTACCCTTGCTCCCACTGTTCCCCTTCTATGCTCCTGTTGGGGTATGGATTTACTGGGTCGTCTCTTACACATTCAACCCAGAACTTCCATGCTGCATCGTAACCTTCTTTATATGGGTTCATGATTCTAATATCTGTGTTAGTAAATCTTTACGTTCGGTATTACCGTATGGTATATCCAGATGGTCTGCAATCTTCTTGGCAACTCTGCGAAGTCTCTCCGCTCGTTCTGGATACTGATAGGCCATTATACGAACTCTCATAATATTTCCACGAGAAGTGAAGCTTGGATAGAACTTGAATACCCGCATGACTTCGATAGTTCTAGCGGTAGTAGGAATATTATGTAGATCATTCATGTCCCATACTTTATGCACGCCCTTAGTATAGTCGTTAGGATTCTTCTGCGGCTTAACATAGTTTCCCTTTATGCTAATCACGATTGCTTCCTTAGAATTGAATGTTAAGTGCTTTCGCACGCGAAAGAATAAATTGCTCAGGTGTACAATGCCCCTTCCACTCCTTATCGTTCCAGTTCTTAATCGGCGGATGACCATCACCGGAAGGATAAGCCGTGATAGCTTCACGTTGGATGCCCGCACACTTCGCCGCTAAGACATGAGGAAGTCGCTTAGCCCGATCACCAGACCAGAAACGTGAATCATTGAGAACTGTCAGCAACTTATGCTGCATCGATTTAACAGGAGCCGTCAACTTCTTCAGTGTCGCTATGCCTTCTGCGCTCTTCTTCCATTGTGCCAATGACATAAGGTTAGACCGTTCTTCTTTAAGATCATTCACGTCTTCGCCCTGCTTCTTGAGCTGACCGATACGAGTAGTCAAGGAACTATAACGTGCTCCGTGTTCGCTCTTATCATAAAGTTTCTTGAGTTGCAGATTGAGTTGTCCATTGTCGGTCTCTTGATACTTTCCGTTCGCTGCCTTCTGCACTTCCTTATCATACGGAGTTGAATACGACAGAATCGAATCGAACTGATACTTCGCCATGATAAGGTCGGGAGATACGATACTAAGAACTCGAGCCTTCATGGATTCGTTCTCAGCAAGAATCGTCTGGAACCGTTTATGAATTGCATTAGCGATTGCCTTGTCAGTAACGATCAACAGACACGGATCTTTAGAATCTGCCATGCGAACATTGGAACGGAACAGAACTTGAATTGCATAATCAACTGTACGATCAATCGAAGGATCATAAGAAGGAACGCTGGATTTCAAGAATCGAGTTTCGTTCGGGCTGTACTTCATGGTTGCGAGGAATGCAGCAGAGTGACACAGTTTCCACCTGTTCAGACCATGAGATACCATCGGAAGTTTACGAATGATGTTACCCTTCGCATCTGGTTCATACATCTTCTTCATCTTATTGAATCCGTTGATGTTCTCCTTGATCCACAGCGGATGTGTAACCTTGGGATTAGACTGCGACCGGAAACTTGCATTGACACCGATTGGCAATGCTTCTGCTGCCAAGTTATTCTTCTTGAACCAAGCCTTCTGAAGATCCAATGAACGCTGAACCATATAACGAACAACCGACGAGTTGCTGATGATATCTTCGAAGTGATACTTGTCCATCAACTTGAATTGTTTCGAGAGGTCTACATTGTTGAACTGTTCCACCATTGCAGTCGCGCTATTCTCTTGAACACCTTGTACCGAGCGATATGTATGAACACGATTCTTCCCGAATGATGCTTTCCAATCACTAGCCAGATCATTAGCAACTTTCGTATTTAGTTGACCCTTAACTACTAGTCCCTCTACCATCTGCGTCTTCGTCAATTCCCTATCACCGAAGTCGAACACGTATGTAAGTTGCACGTTCTTCAATCGATTGATAATGTTCTTCATGCGCTTCGGATCGATATAATTATTCAGTCTGTTCAGGTTAACCGGAAATTCAGGATCAACGCACGGGTTAGTTAGGAAGTGGTACATCTGCGAGGAATCGAAGAATGCTGAAAGGATCAATACCTTGCCATAGCTGTAGAACATACGTGTCGGTGAGAATACGTTGTTCACTTCGTAGTAGGGCTTGTTCGTCTTCTTGGTGACCGATACATAAACATCAATCGAGGACGAATGCACGTTCTCTAGGAATTCATGAATGCGCTGTGCTTGCGTTCTCTTCTGTGTAGAATCGGGAAGAAGAGATTCGATGAACTGCTGGCTAGGAAATTCAATACCCGGATTCTGCCACTTCCACACTTCTAATCGCGATCCTTCACCAACTTCCATTGATACTACTGGTTGAATCAGAGCACCTCTGAATTTCCTGCCGTCTCGGGTTTCATGCGCCAACTTCGGATTTAGAAAGAAGTCATACACGTTCTCCGGGAGATTCAACGAGTAATTATCTTGAAGACATGCGCGTGCTTCATCATAGACCAGAGTCACACGCCTCTTACCTTCCATTAGCATGGGAACCTTCGCTATACATTCATGTGTAACCAACAGGATAGTTCCGTCTGCAACTGCCAAGTCACCTAAGAGTGCGTCGTGGAAACGATCTTGCACGCGACCTGTTCCCTCTTCAGCAGTGATCTGCTTAATCTTGTCTTTACTGATATTAGCTTTCATCGTCAGGTCAGTGGAAACCTGATCTAACAGAATCTTCGTCGGTGCTGCGTACACAAGTACGGAATTAGATTGCTTGTTCTTAACGTGATTTACCGCTGCCTTCAGGAACTGATGCGTCTTACCCGCACCTGGGAGAGCGTTCACGTAATCAATCCGTGTGACCTCTTGCGTACCAAGAGTAACGGGAATGGATGTATTGTAGATCTGCATTAGGGTCGCGTTCTTATTCATGAGTAACTCCTAGGGATTGTTGTATCTTATTTACAGTGATTTCATAATTAGCCTACACTGTGAAATTGGGGGTCGCGAATTAGGGTAAGAAACGGGAGTGAGGTCGAAATACGCGATTATTCATAGAGAAATTTAACTAAGATTTCATAAATATGCCTACATTCTTTCTATAGATAATTATGAAAGTTTAGGAGGGTCAGAATTTAACAACATGTTTCGTTTATGTGTATCTCTCTCTATATGATAAACGTAACATCCTCGAAGCCTCAGAAATTGGGTTCCATCTGCCTTGAATCCATCTCCGTCCCTTACCAGTCTAGTACGCGCCACCCTTTACATATATCTGAAATTGCATGTTGTGACATTCACACATTATTTACATGTAACCCATAACTTCAGAATATTTAGTACGCGACCCCTACACCAATCCTAGGTTTCGCTCTGTCCCAATTTCACTATACACAGGAATTCTCCACCACGGGAGTCCTCCCATGAAGTATGTTCTGATCTTGGCTGTTGTTACTCTTATCTCACTAACCCTAGCAGGCACCCCTTCCACGATTAGCATACCTCCCAAGTATCAACCTCGAGAGCTACCTCAACTCTGTACCCTCATTGTTGATATCACTGGTCAGGTATTCACCTACCGTTCCACTGGTCACGATAAGGACGCCGCGCTCTTAAAGTTCGTAGCTATGTCTAGCGATCCTGAAATGCAGAACACGATAAAGTCGATCATCAACGCTATGTACGATAACGCATGGTACTCGAAGAATGCAGCAACGGATGAAGCAGCAACTGAGTGTCTGAGATTCATTAACCACTAACCCAATTTAATTTCATAGTCACACGGAGAACCACATGTTCCAACAATACATAGTCCCTGTATCCTTCCTCATAGGTCTTGGCTTCGGTTTCATTCTTAATCGCATGATGTTGATTAAGAACCCGGCCTTGATGAACGCCTTGATCCATAAAGCACGACAAGATATGGAACTCGCGGATTCTATCCTGAAACAGAAGCTGGCAACTATTCCTCAAGCAACTATTGCTCGTGACGTAACCACAGCACTCGAAGTAGTAGCACCTGCTGTTCCCCTTGTAGTGTCGCAAGCAGTTGGTGACTTCGCTGCATCTGCTCTTCACTCTGTAGCCAAGGGAGGCGCTCAATGAAGTATTCAGCTTTAGCCTTACTGATGGTTACTCCACTTGCTGGTTGCGTTAATCTCTACGCAGGTATAGCGCGTTATGATGTGAAGCCTTTCTACGATCCAGTAGCGAAGGTCGAAGTGTGTTGTGAAGCAACTGTCACCTCAGGTAAGAATGTGAAGTCGATGGTTGCTCATATTGCGAGATCCACTGATGGTTCGATGGTTGTCGACTTCACTGAAGATGGTGTAGTATCGTCGAAGTCTATCACTGCAGCTACCGTTGGTGTTTCTTCAGTTTCCTCAGCAGTAGTAGCTAGTGCTAACGCAGCCGCACAGTTCGCACCAGCAACCGTAGTAGCAAGTGCACCTGTATCAACGTTAAGTGCGGTAACAGCCTTACTGACTCCTGTTGTTCAACTTCCTAAATGAGATATTTATGAACCTCTTTAAATGTATCGCCCCCTTAGTTCTTGTGGCCTCCCTTGGTGCATGTGCATTTCCGACAGCAGCTCCGACGACTCCTGGTGTAACTGCAACGACCTCGGTACCAGCTATTAAGTTGCCGATTCCGTTGCCTTCGCTCACGGTGTTGCCTAGTCCCGCTGTACTTGCAACCTCAATCTGTCCTTCTGTTCAAGCTGCAATCAGCGCATTGGGACTTCCGGGCGTCCTTAACGCCAGCGAAACTTTACTCCTTCAGAATCCAGTTACCCCTGAAGTCAATGCGGTATGTAGTGGCGCTACAACTCTTAATATCTCCAGTCTCCAATCCTTCAACTCTACTGCCTACCCTACCCTCCTCACTATCATCCAGGATAGCACTATTCCAACCGCGACTAAATCTGGTATTATCTTGGGGATGACGATGGCGTATCCGATCTTGACTGCACTCGTTGCTCAAGTATCGGCGATGCAGGCAGCAACTGGTGCACCGGTTTCGACAACGGTTACGGTGAACGGTGTACCTGCAGCAGTAGTGGTGCCGGCTCCTTCTACCTTGGCATCGACTGTTAAATAACTATAACTATTGAATGATTCGGAGATTTACAATGACTAGCCTTACTGACTTCAAGTTGATCCTTGCAGCAGCAGAACGTGCGAACGCAGCTTACACTGAAGACGCTACTTCTGCTGCCCTTCAATTTCAGAATCTAGGCCAGATGTTTATTGGTCAGTATCAGAATCAAGATCATCAAGCTGTACTCTCACGGGATTCCCAAGGTGCAGTCTACCTTTCTATCAGTGGAACGCGTTTCTCCCAAGGTGCATTCGCAGACCTACTTGATGACGCTTTCACCGTTGCTGTTTCAGTTGGTGCTCCTCATGTAGGTATGAAGGCAACAGAAGGTGCGTATCACGGCCTAGACGTCATGTGGGACTGGGCGCTATCAATGGTACCTGCCGCCACTGTATTCAACGTAGAAGGTCACAGTCTAGGTGGGTGGCGTACCCTGTACACTCCATTGTTTCTCGACCCTAAGCGTATTGGTCAGCTCGTAACGTTCGAAGCTCCCAAGGGTGCGAATGCCAAGTATTGGGAATTCTACGCAGACATCTTCAAGAGCGCAATCAATGTAGTGAATGGTGCGGATATCTTCTATGGTTATCCTCACCTTGGCGAATGGGTCCATGCTAACCAAGAAGTCTTGTGGCTTCATAAGACAGGCTACGAGGTGATCACTCCCTCTCAATGGCCCCTTGGATTGTGGGAACCAGATCATTCGCTCACTACAATCATCCAGCGCCTAATCGCACTTAACAACTAACCTAACAAGTTTACGGTGGTGGACCAATTCTCTGTAAATCTCCAATGGGGTCCACCATCTTTTTTATTAGAGGTAAATGATGAAAGTAGCTCCACAATCGAGGAGGAAGAGTAATCAGAACCTGAAGCATGTAGCAATGGACGATGAAATACTACCTGAAGTTCCGATTGAGACCTCGCATCGTGTTCTCGCACTTGATTTAGGTGTGGACCGATGCGGCCTCTCAGTTGTTGAGCTCCGTGTGCTTCGTCGATTCATCCGCCGCTCAGGTTTCTTCAAGGTCATGAAGCATCAATTCCAGGTGCTCCATGTTGCCCACGTAGAACACACGATCTCCGACTTCTCACAGCTTAACGAACAGTCATGGGCCTTCACCAAGGAAGTGGTTGAATTAACTGAACGCTTCTCTGTCGATGCGCTAGCGGTTGAACGCTACCAACAAGTAGGTCCACACTCTGTAGTTACGATGGAATGTTGCAATGCGATGCTAGGGATTCTCTCACAGATACCAGTCGCCCACTATGAATTGCCTAAACCTACTCAAGACCTGAAAGAGATACAAGTTCAGCGTCCTATGCCGTTATTCACAACGACCGCCCAGTCTTGGAAGACGAAGTACGCCAAGGCTAATCTTATTGATCTTCAAGATGTGTATGAGAAGTTCCAGGAATACACAGAGCAACAGGTTGATGCAACCGCTGTTGCTTGCACGGCCCTTACCCGTGCTTCCGAAGATCAGAAGTTAAGTTGGTCGTTGTCCCCTATCCTCCGAGCTTATCATGATAAAGAAAGATCCACCAATTGCAGACGACAAGCCTGATGGTAGGACAGGCCAAGTTCCTGCGATATCTGAAGGCATCTCTGAATTCTCTGTACCCCATGAACGAACAGAAGCGGTCCCAGAAGAACGAGTCCTAACCTATCTGGAACAGCAGTTCGTTCGTGAATACGTGAAGGATTTCAATCTAACACTAGCTGGTCGTCGTTCTGGTCATCGCCGCGACAATGTACTTAAGCTGTTAGCTAAACCTCACGTACGCCAAGCTATAGATCGTATAGTAAATGAGAGAGCAGCAGTCGCAGAACGTGACAACGAGAAGCTGCTCACCAACCTGTATGATATGGCAACTGCTAACGTTGCAGAGTTCATTGAACACTACAATGGTGCCTGCCGTTACTGCTGGGGACATTCTACCAAGAAAGGCAAGCTACATATCATAACCCACGACTATCACTATAAATCTAAGCGAGAACGTGATGAAGCGCATGATAAATTTATGCAGCGCCTTGATTCTAAAGAACGCAAGTTTCCTAATGGCGGCCTTGGATATGATGCTTATCGCTCTCCTAATCCTGATTGTCCTGAGTGTCTCGGAGATGGAGTCTCTCAAGTAATAATCAAGGATACGAACACTGGCACCAAGGGCACACAACTTATTGCTGGTATTTCGATCACCCCAGCAGGTAAGGTAGACCTTAAGATGCACGATAAATTAAGGGCCTCCCAACTCTACATGCAAGCCGTTGGTATGCTAGAGAAAGATGCTAACGATCATGAAGTACGTATTATCGTTGAGAACTCAATACAAGATCTGTTGTTGAACCCGCAACCGAACCCTAATAGCGTTACTTCTCTCGATGATAAGGATATGGAATTCAAGATCGAGGATGCTACTAAGCCATGAGTGATAAACGAATTCAACTACCTGTCCTACACCAAGGTCAGCAGCGAATGCTTCAACAATCTACACGTTTCACCGCCGTTCGTTGTGGTCGCCGCTGGGGCAAGTCATTCACCTTGGAAACAATAGCAGCATCTTATGCATCGAATGGTATGCGTGCTGGCATCTTCGCACCAACGTACAAGACAGTTAGCGAACAGTTTACTTCAATCGCTACACACCTAGATCCAATCATCAAGTCCAGTAATTCCGGTCAAGGTGCGATTAGAACTATCAATGGTGGGCATGTAGACACTTGGTCACTGGATCACAACAAGAGAGCAGGACGAGGTCGTAAATACCATGTCGTCTTGCTCGATGAAACGGCTTTCAACGGTCCAGACATGATGGATATATGGCGACTTGCCATTAAACCAACGCTCTTGGACTATAGAGGTCGTGCCTTCGTATTCTCTACACCTAATGGCGTTGATGAAGAGAATTTCTTCTACCAAGTGTGTACTAATCCGAAGTATGGATTCACAGAGTATTATGCTCCTACTTCAGATAATCCTGAGATGTCTAAGGAAGAGCTAGCAGATCTACAGCGAACAGAATTACCGGAAGCATTCGGTCAAGAATATGGTGCACAGTTCATTGATTGGTCGGGTACAGCAATCATCCAGCTTCAACCATTCGTAGCTGATCCTGTCCGTTGTGATTATGTTGTGGCGATCATAGATTCTGCTATTAAAGATGGTGTACAGCATGATGGCACAGGTGTTTCGTACTTCGCACGTAATATGTATGATACTTCTAAGCCACCTCTTGTCCTCATCGATTGGGAACTACATCAGATTCAAGGTGGATCACTTATTAACTGGTTACCTACTGTGCATCAACGTGTTGCAGCCTTAGCACGACAATGTGGTGCAGTACAACAGGATATTGGTATCCCAAGAGTATTCATTGAAGATAAAGCATCTGGTAGTATCCTTCTCCAGCAGTGTCGTGATTTAAGTCTCCCTGTATCTTCGATCCCCTCAGCCTTCACTGCAATGGGTAAAGATGCTCGTGCAATGGCAATTTCATCATATGCTTATCTAGGTAAAGTACGCTTTAGTGAGTATGCGTACCATAAGCAGCAGGAGTTTAAGAAGAAAGTACAGAATCACCAATTAACGCAGGTTACGACCTTTCGTCTAGGTGATAAAGATGCGTCTAAACGCGCAGATGACTTACTTGATACCTTCTGCTACGGTATTCTCTGCTGCATAGATAAGAAAGAACTAACACTAGCGCGAACCTAAACTATATGAAGACGGAGAATACTCCATGAGCGATTCCTATTTCGATGCACAGGAAGAAGGTAATAAGTCAGTCCTTCAAGCGATGTTGATGGCGGATGATATAACCCCGGGTACTGATCCTTCTTATGAGCTCTGTAAGATCATCTACGCGTATCACCCATTAGGTTTAAAGATGGTAGATACACCAATCATGCTCGCTATGTCCCAGGAGCGTGAAGTAACAGGTATTCCAGAACTAGCTAAGAAGCAATTTAATGATACGTGGAGCAACTCAGGCGTTAACGATAACATCGCGGGAACAGTTCGTCTCTCGCGTATATATGGTCTAGCCAGTTGTGCGGAAGTAGCATCGGGCGTCTTCAGTGTATTCGATCCATTGAATACCGCGGGTTCTGTAGTGTTGAATCAAGAACCTACCGCTGTAGACTTCATGAAGCCTACTGGTGTAGAAGTACAAGGTAAGGAATTCCCCCTTGGTAAATCAGTTGTAGTTCAGAACGGTCCTGCATTGTATATTCAATACACCAACTCCAGCTTCGGTTTCAATGGTCGTTCTGTTTACCAGAATACGTTGTTCTTGCTCAAGACGTACTTGCAATCAATGCTCACTGATAACATGGTGGCATATAAAGCAGGCGTACTCATTGCGAAGACGGAGAATGGTGGTTCGCAAGCAGATGGTATCAAGGGAATGTTCCAGGCGATTAAACGCCGATTCCTGAAGAAGAGTGAAACGAACAGTGTGCTCTCCATCGGCGTTAACGATACTGTCGAAACATTGAATATGCAGAACACCGCAGACGCAATGACAGTTTCCAAGGATTCAACACTCGATAACATTGCTGCTGGTTGCAACATGCCTGCTGTTCTCTTGAAGTCAGAGATCATGACGCATGGTTTCGGTGAAGGTACGCAAGATGCTATTTCCATTGCACACTACGTAGAGCACTTCCGCAAGCAGATGGAACCCCTCTACCAATACTTCATTCCACGCATTCAACGTGCAGCATGGACTGAAGAATGGTATGAAGCGTTCGTTGCAGAGAATGAGGAGTATGTAGGTGTTAGCTTTAAGGTAGCAATCAACCGGTGGACTGATACATTCGAATCGAAGTTTCCATCGTTGCTCGTTGAACCTGATTCAGAGAAGATTAAGAAGCAGGAAGCATCGATTAAGAATGCGCTCGACTTCTTCGATAAGTTGCAAGCATCGCTCGGCCCGTCTGGTCGTAAAGGTCTCGTTGAATGGCTTATCGCTACTGTTAACTCAGAAGGTATGGATCTATTGTTTCCTGAACCCTTGGTCCTCGAGTTGGATGATACTGATTTCGCAATAGCTAAGCCTACTGAAGTGAAAGAAGAAGAGCGTGACGAAGAAGGTGATACTTCAGATAGCGACAATGAAGATATGAACGATTCTGTCAACTACGAGAATCCTAAAGGTCGTGCGCTGTATAAGACGACAGACATTAAGGATATGATCTTGGCTGATAAGATAACGCGAATGAAACCATTGAAGAAATAAAGCAGGGGACTGAAATGGAAGAACCCAAGCGGGCTGTGCAATTCGCACTCAATCTACAAGCAGATAGCATCGAAGAATTAGAGGATGCATTGTTCAACATATTGACTAGTCTCGAACGTAAGGAATTGCGCTCAGTAGGATGCTCAGGTGGTGTGGGCTCTGGCTACACTTATGAATTGTTAATCGCCAAGCACCCTACACATAAAGAGTACGTGCAGCAGCTTAACAAGTACCTCGATTACCTAAACCCTTCCAGGAGTAACTAATGAACATCGTATTGAAGTGTCCTCCAGAAGGCAGACTAGGAGGGCGTGCATATTCCTTCTCGTCTGATGTTGATATGGGAAAGATTGGTCCTCAACTGATTGGTAAGGTAGTTGCTGAACCAGCTTCTAAAGGTTCTATTACTCTCGTTACCACTCAACAGCTATTCTTCGAGGTCTTAGAATTGTTGCGCACGCCAAGGGGTACTTAAATGACTTGGCAGCAGATACTCCGACAATCGATGCTCGACTTACTGCTGAAGGGCACGACTAAGACGTCTGTTGCTCAACACGTATCGAACGTCCGACAAGCTATCGACAAGGAGATGAATGATAATGCGTTCGCTACTGTTCGGCGCGCACTGTCATCCATCTTCAATTCCAACATCAAGAAGAGTTTACTCAGTCATCAATTCCAGAAGACGAAGGGCGCTACATCTTATCGTAAGGTCCGGAACAAGCGTAAGGCGATGGAGATTAGGAAGGGCCGTAACATAAAGGCATCTGCAGAAGAGTTAGCTGGATTCGAAGCATTGGTTCCCATCTACACCAAGGACATGCTGAAAGAGAAAGCTAAGAAGCTCCTTGATATCAAGATTCAGGAATCTCTAGACCTTATTAAGTTGAATCGTGAGGCCTCGACTCAACGCACATTGCAACGTCTCCAAGGGTGGGCATCATCTATTCCTGCTAAGACTCAGATGCAGAAGTCCATAGAAGTAGTGAAGAGGAGAAAGACCGGTGAATTCAAGCTCGTTAAGAAATCGAAGGCAGAACTTGAAGCGGAAGCTAAGCGTGGAGGAACTAAGTCAGCTTTCGTCCCACCTTATAAACAGGTACCAGTCTACGAAGAGTATAAGGTACGCCAGGAGCTCCCAGTATCAGCACAACGACCGCATGGAGAATATGAACGTGCTAAGTTCGAGAAAGCTTATGCTGGAATGAAGGAACCGGTAGAGTCCTTGAAGTATAAGGAACGAAGGGTAGCAATCGATCAGGGACATAAGTTAGCAGCTGCTATTGCTAGTGTGAATGCACAATCGAATTCAGCTATTGCCTTCACGTGGAGACAGCACTTCACGAAGAATCCCCGAGAACGTCACACTGAACTAGATGGTGAAGTGTTTCCTATCAAGAACAGCTGGGCTTATGAACAGGGATTGATTCAAGGCGCTAAGGGGAAGTATAAATTCGTTGAGGATCTTCCGTCCCAACCTGCTGAAGAAGTGTATTGTAGATGCACCGCTGATTACGTATTCAATCTCCGCGAATTGTATCGTAGAGCACCACATCTGTTAACCGCTAAAGGGCTGGCCGTATTGGGCATCAAGCGCTAATTGCCAATTTAATATCATGCACAGAACAAGACAACGATCGGAGGTAATGATGTGAAAGCTACGCAATCGAAATTGTTGAGATCCATGTTCAACGAGTTCTTTACTCTGGTTAATAATACGGTCGGACTCGATCCTGATGAACCTTTCGAGAATGAAGAAGTTCTAGCTGATGAACAATCTAGTCAACTTCTGGAAACGCAAGTCATCAATGGTTTAGTAGATGGCACGCTTCCTTCGCCACAAGTTCTTTCGAATTCCCTTTACTACAAGTTTCGTTTCACTGGTACAGGTGACGTGTGGCGAGACACAACTGGAGATACCTACCGACGACCAGAACACTACCTTAACGATGAAGTAATGGCCCGCGCTATTGGTGTTCCAGTAGTTGTCGAACATCCAGAGAAAGGTAAACTTGAAACCACTACTAAACTGGTGGGCACGACTGTTCATTCTTATGTACCTTCGGATCTTCCGGAAGACATATGGGTAATCGCTCGTATCACGGATGGTGAAGCACAAGCAGCGCTCCTCTCGAATGAACTGAGCACTTCTCCTTCAGTAGTTACTGCCAAGTCGTCGCCAACTGAAGAAGGCGCTCCTCTCTTCATTGACCATCTGGCTATTGTACCTCACGGTGTATGGGATCACGACAATGGTCCTAACGGGATTGTTCAAGACGTACTGATTCCCGACATTGCTGATGTTGCAGAAACCCTAGTAGCACCTGAGTCTGAGCCAGTAAAGCTCGAACCAATTGATGTACTAAACGCGATTGATTCAATCGAAATTAAACCTGATAGCGTGCTATCTTATAGTAAGGAAACTGACATGACCCCGGAAGAACTCAAGGCTATGCTTGCTGGTGCTATTGGCGAAGCGATGAAGCCCTTTAATGATCGTCTCAACGCAATGGAAGTTCGTGCTGATTCCACGATTGGTAAGCCGTCTGCTGGTATGGATAAGACGAGCGAAGTGAAGGATGACGCAGCCTCTGAAGAAGAAGGCGTCATCTGTGCTGATGGTGGTGACGAAGACAAGGAAACGAAACAGAATGCGGAGATCGCAGCTCTGAAGAAAGAACTTGCATCGTTGAAGGGCTCCAAGAAGGAAACGAAAGCTGATGCTGCTGAAGAAACGAAAGACCCGGTAGTTGCTGACGCTGCTGATGAAGAGGAAGAAGAAACGAAGGCTGATGCTGCTGAGAAGGAAGAAGAAGCAATGGCTGATGCACGTACGATGGCTGATTCGGTTACGATGGCTCTTGGTCAGAAAGCTATTCGTCCCTTCGAAGGTGAGAAGTCGCTGGCGTATCGTAAGCGCGTCCTTGCTAAGCTTCAGCAACATTCGGCTAAGTGGGCAACGGCTAATGTGAAGTCGATCAATGATTCGGTACTGTTGGCTAATATCGAAACGGACGTCTTCGCTGATTCGCTCCAAGCTGCCAAGTCGACGTTGACCAGTCCCAAGCAGTTGCGCGCATCGAAGCGTACTGATGAAGCAGGTCGTACGATTACTTCCTTCTACGGTGATATGGATTCGTGGATGGGCGCACACAAGCAATTCGTCTTCGAGAAGCAACCTATCGATGCCTTGAAAGAAGCTTCGAAGCTTCACTAATCAATTCTCAATCTAATTAATACGGAGTAAACATTCATGGCTCTCTCTAACCCGATGCAGACTAGCAACGCAGGTGGTTTCTTCACCTTGGTCAGTGATGGTTTCATTCAAGGTGAATACCAACCTGATCCGTCTTCGCGCTACTTCCTCGCAGGTGGTGTTGTCGCTGCTTCCGAAACTATCCCGATGTGGGGTGGCGTTCCGATTACCGAAAGTATCCCGCCGTATGTCCAGAGCATTGGTGGTGCAGGTAAATCGATTGCACGTGCTACTGCAGTAACGACTATCACTGGTTTCACCGTTGCGACCCAGATGTCTAACGCCATTATCGGTCAAGACTACGGTTCAGCTCCTTCGGTCCGTCCGGGTATGGGTGTTCAATTCGCCCGTCTCAATTCGGATGTACGCTTGGCTGTAGCAATGGATCCGGGTCTTGCTGGCTCGCTGGTTAACGGTGCAGTCAACACGCAAGTTAGCTGGGACTTCAACAACTCGCGTCTCCAAGCATATGATGCATCGACGAGCACTACTTCGGTAGCTTCGCTTACGCCGACGTTCAATGCAGGAACGGGAATCTGGACCATCGTAGTTGCTACTGGTGTTCCGTCGCTTGTTGCTGCTGTTGGTGATGCGATCAACTTGTCCGGTGTTACCAATACGGGTACGGGTGGTGCAGCGCTTGTTAACGGCAACTTCATCGTTACCTCGTTTACCAGCAATGAGAACTTCAGCTTCCAAGTTGCAGCTCCTGCCGGTGCGATTGGTACGCTTGCTGGTACGATCGTTCTCAACAACGGTACGGGTGCACTGAACGTTGAAGTGCTGCAAGTTCAACCGTCGAACTGCATGACGATCAGCTACAATTCGGTAACGGGTATGGTCTCCTGGAACTACAACGGCGCTGCCGCAATCATCAAGCTTTAATCTCATAAACCTCTAGGAGAATCATAATGGCATTTAACGTAATGGAACGTCTCACGCCGAGTCATGTAGAACCCGGCGTCCTCATGCAGTATTCGCAGCGCTCAGGCGCTTTCGAAACGCTGGCTGATGGTAAGTTGACGGTGCAGTTGGATGAATCTGATTTCTTCGTGTACATCAACACGTTGTCGGTGCGTACGCGTATTGCTCTTGGTCAATCGGCCTTCAATGAGCTCCCGACGCCGATGATCCAGAATGGTCAGATCTCGACGGGTACGTATCTGATTCGTTCGCGTGCTGAATACAATCATCATGATACGGCGATGGCTGGTCGCTTCAACGTGTCGCTGCCGAATGCGAATCGTCTGGCAATGCGTCAGGCTATCTTCCAAGGTATGCGTTCGATGTTGCTGTATGGCGTGAGCGCTTCGAATGGTGAAGGTCTCATTAATACGGTTGGTGCTACCGCTGTTAACTTCCCGGCTGATCCGTCGAACTCGGCAACTACGCTTTCGACAATGAGCACGGGTTGGATTGCTTCGGAAATTCTGCAGCAGATCGTTAACCTGAAGAAACGCGTATTCGGTGTTGGTATCCCCTACCGTATCGTGGTGTTGGGACCGCAAGAAGCAATCGGTCTTATGGCTTACCAAGTCGTATCGGTAACGCAATTCCAACGCCCGGGTGCTGGTTCGAATTCGATTCTCGGTACGGTGGCTACTGTTGCTGGCTGGCAAGGTGACGAGATCATCTATGTTGTGGATGATACGCTGATTGGTAAGGGCGCTGGTGGTAATGACCTTATCATCATTACTGCACCGGAAATTAAGATCCCGGAAAGCGGTGAGCCGGATACGAATGAGTTCGCTAAGCTGGCTCCTGGTATCACTGCAGCCAACTTGATGTATTGCGACATGGCAGCTCCGCGTGAAATTCCGACGCCTATTCCTGATGGTGGTATCGATGTAGTTTCCGAACTGCGGGCAACCACTGGCTGGAATATCCGTCCGGAAGCTACCACGTTGCTTTCCGTTCAATACCAATAAACGGCCAGTTATCACTCAATAGGGAATAGGGGATTAAGTTCCCCTTCTCTAACATTTAAATAAGGAATAGATCATGGCTCTTGGTATGAACGTAACTCTGCGTAACTCGCGATTGAATGCGATTACGACAGCAGCTGGTGGATCAGCAATTCTCACTATCTATAACGGTACGCAACCAGCAACGGGTGGCGCTGCTACTGTCGCTCTGGTGGCATTGACGTGTAATGCAACGTTCGCCCCTGCAGCATCGGCTGGTGTTCTGACGTTGAATCCGATTACCAGTAATGCAGCATCGGCTACGGGTACGGCAACGTGGGCACGATTGACTACTTCGGGTTCGACGCAAGTATTCGACATGACGGTCGGCACCTCGGGTACGGACTTGATTCTTAACTCTACTGCTATCTCGTCGGGTGCTACGGTATCGATTACTTCGGCTACTCTGACTGATGGCAACCCCTAATCTTCCTTAGTGAGAGCAGCCAGCTCACTCCATAGCTGGCTAGCTCATTTATAAGGGGGAACAGATGGCGCAGACGTTTATTGCACTAACAAGTGGCACAAGTTGGACAGTCCCTGCTAATTGTAGTGGTACTTTAGATTCAGTAGAATTGATCGGTGGAGGTGCGGGATCCAACGGCAATGACGATGGAGGGGGTGGTGGCGGTGAGTGGCGGAAAGGCTTAGCCTTGACTGGATACACCCCTGGATCTTTCATACCTTACTCCCTGGGTGTAGGGGGCGCTGCAGGTGTCGGAGTAGCAGGGGGTAACGGAGGTGATACCAATTGGAACTCGAGCACTATACTGGCTAAAGGAGGCAAGGCTGGAGTATTCAACGCAGGCGTAGGCGGCACTGGAGGCACTGGAGGTACTGGCGGAAGTCTACATAACAACGGCGGAGCCGGCGGTAATATTCGAGGCGGAGGTGGCGGCGCCGGTGGTCCTAACGGGGTAGGTGGCGCTGGCGGTTTAGGGAGTGGAGCCGGTGGGGCATCTGGCGGGGGTGGTGGCAATGGCGGGGGCAGCGCAGGCGGCGCCGACGGTAATGCAGGGGGTAATAACTTTCAAGGCACTGGTGGCGGTGCACCTGATACCACCGGACCGGCTCCAGGGAGTGCAGGTACCAACGGTGGCGGTGGTGGTTCCGGCGGCTTCGGTAGCAGTGGCGGCGCAGGGGGCAATGGTACTGATCTAGCTGATGGTGTTCACGGAGGGGGCGGAGGAGGGGGTGGTGGGAGTGGTAACGGTGGTGCTGGCGGTCTGTATGGTGGCGGCGCAGGGGGCGGACAATCTCTTGGTAATGCAGGTGGCCAAGGTATCATCCTCATAGCATATACTCCTGTTACTGGTGGAACCACAGGAACCCTCGCTTCAACACTTCAACCAGCAACATCGAATTTCCAAGCAAGCCAGCAGTTCATAGGCACCCTGGCATCAACACTTGATTCCGCAACGTCGAACTTCCAAGCTTCATTCACTACTGGAACTATCAACGAAACACTTGAACCGGTAATTGCTAGTTTCTTAGGTACTGGTGGATCTGGTGGTAGCCTTGTATCTCAGTTGGGTAACACGACAGCTATCTTTCAAGCTGTAGAAACATTCACAGCGACCTTCGCTTCCCAACTAGCTAACACTACTTCTAATATCAGTGGTGGTACTTCATCGGGTGGCACAACCGTAAAGTATGTTGTTCTTACCTCAGGTAGCTCCTGGACTGTACCTAATGACTGCGTGGGTACTTTAGCCTCAGTAGAATTGATTGGTGGTGGTGCGGGTGGTGGTAACAATAATACCGGTGGCGGTGGCGGTGGCGAGTATCGTCAAGCTATAAACCTCTCTGGTTACTACGTCGGCAATGTTATCCCTTACTCTATAGGTGCTGCTGGTACGGCTACGCACGGTAGTGCTGGTGGAAATGGTGGTAACACTAACTTCAACTCCGGCCTCATTATTGCCAATGGTGGATTAGCCTCAACTTCAGGAGCGGCTGGTGGTGTAGGCGGAACAGGTGGTACAGGTGGTTCTCTACATAACAACGGCGGTACTGGTGGTTATGGCGTTAGCACTTACGATGGATCGACTTCGGGTGGTGGTGGCGCAGGTGGTCCTAACGGTCCTGGTGGTAATGGGGGTAACAACGGTGGAAATCCCTATGGCTCAGGTGGTGGTGGTGGTAATGGTGGTGGTAGTAACGGTGGAACCACATCTAGTGTAGTTGGTGGTGCAGGCGGTAACAACTTCCTAGGTACTGGAGGTGGTATAGGAGGTACTAGTAGTACACCAGGAGGTGCTGGTACTAATGGTGGTGGTGGCGGTGGCGCTAACTACTATACTTCCCAGAATGGAGGTAACGGTGGTAACGGTAGTGACTTAGCTGATGGAATAACAGGTGGTGGTGGTGGTGGTGGTGGTTGTAGCTACCTTGATAATGGTGGAAACGGCGGATTGTACGGTGGTGGTGGTGGTGCGGCGGGTGCTGGTTCTACTGGTAGTGCAGGTACTGGTGGTCAAGGCGTTATCCTTATTGGGTACAACGCTGGAGCAGGCCCACTTACAGCAACCTTAGCATCAACACTTTCTAACACAACAGCTAACATTCAGGCTACGCAGCAATTCACGGGTACTATCGCTTCAACGCTAGATCCAACACTCGGTGCTTTCCAAGGCTTTAACTATAGTGGTTCTATAGCTTCAACGCTGGCGAACACCACGATAGTTAGTAGTGGTCTTCTTGGTAACGATGGTTCCATTGCTTCACAGTTGGGCAACACAACGTCCAACATCCAGGGCACAAGTATCACGCAGGTGGCTCTAGCCTCGACGCTTCAACCTGCTACTGCTAACTTCCAAGGTTATAACTACAACGGGACAATCAATGTAACGCTGGGCGATACGACAGCTAACATTCAGAGTAACGAGAAGTTCAGTGGATCTATTACTGAAACGCTCCAACCTGCTACTGCTGTATTCCTAGGCGGTGGTATGTTCAGTGGGACCATCAACGAAACGCTCCAACCTGCTACTGCTAACTTCCAAGGCAAGGAAACATTCTCAGGGTCCATTACTGAGACGCTTGGAAACACGACAGCAGCCTTCCATGGTCTTGTGGGTAACATAGGCTATCTGGTAGTCACGCTAGGCAACACGACGTCTAATATCCAAGCTAATGAGACATTCAGCGGAACGATTAACTCTACCCTCGGTAACACGACTGCTAACTTCCAGGGTCGCACGTATTACGGGAGCATAGCATCAACGCTTCAACCAGCGACAGCAGCATTCAATGGTGGAGGAGTTGTTAGTGGGCATGTAGTTTCAACGCTGGCTAACACTACTGCAGCAGTTAACGGCTTGGTAGGTAATGATGGTTCAGTAGCCTCAACGCTTGGTAACACGACTGCTAACTTTCAGGGTCATGGTTCAGCTAATGGTACGATTGCCTCAACCCTTGCCAATACGATTGCGAATTTCACTGGTGGGGGATTAAACACCGGAAACATAGCTTCAACGCTTGGTAACACGACAGCTAACTTCCAAGGCAATCAACCCATGTACGGGTCGATCAATGTAACGTTGGGAAATACTACTGGTGTCATTCTTGGTGGTATGCCTTTCGTGCCATTCTTTACCTTCACTGTTCCACCTGAGAATCGAATACACGTTGTTCGTTCAGCAATAAGAACCAATCAAGGAGTATAGTATGATTTCTTGCTGTGACGACGTCCCACCGAAGGTCCCTGATTCAATTCTTAGCTATGGCTTCGACTGGAATCAGTGGCTGGCTGGTGGGGAGAACATCACAGGTACCCCTGTTATCATAGTGCCCTCAGATCTAACACTCAACCCTAATGAAGGTCAGACGACTGGTGTAGTAACCAATGTCGTTACCTTCTGGTTGGGTGGAGGGTCTCCGGGTGCTGTTGATACCGTTACCTGTCAAGTCACTACCACATTGGGAAATGTTATCGAAGCATCATTCGATCTTTCCATCAAGTACACATCCTGTTAAGGAATATTTATGTCGCTCTCATTTACTACCGTTCCAGGTGGCTTCACTGGAAATAATCTTCCTGTCTCTAGTACTCGAGGTGGCCAAGCTGTAGACATTACTAGCCCTGAGTTTCATGCTTCTGCTGCAGCCGGTCTTATTCCAGGTGCTACGGTGCAACTTATGGCCGGACACGCATCGGGTCTTACCACTGCTGTTACTGCTGTAGCGCCGGTTACTATCTGTGACCAAGGTACGCTTTATCCTTTCCTTGCAGCTGCAGCTACTCTTCAGATTGTCAGCACGTCTGCTCTCGATACGGCAGCAGGAACAGGTCTTCGCACGGTTCTAGTTAAGGGGTTGGATGCTGGCTTCAATCCAATCTCTGAAACATTGACGCTCAACGGCGTGACTCCTGTTAACACGGTCAATCAATATCTGCGAGTCAACAAGGTACAGGGTATCACTGCAGGGACGGGTACTACCAATGCTGGTATCGTTACTCTCTCGCTCGTCGGTGGCGGTAGTCCCCAAGCTGTGATTCCCGCGGGTATCGGTGAAGCTCAAGCTGCAGTCTTCACAGTACCTACTGGTTTCGTGGCGCTTCTTACTGGCGTTCAATACTCCATAAATGGTTCAGCTACCGCCGCTGCGTATGGTGAAGCTGCTGTTGCTTTCCGCGCTAATGGCAATACCTGTACTATCACAGGTGTTCGCGCATCATTAACTTCGGGTTTCCCGTATAGCCAGTTGGTTGGTATCAATACCATTCGGCATAGCGCAGGTACGGACTTCTCCTTGCGTATGATTCAGGTGGGTCAAGCAGCAACAGAGATTAGTGGCTCCTTCACTATGATGCTCTTGGACTTGAACTACTTCCCGACCATCTACACTCCCTCTAATCTGTAAGGACTGATATGAAGGCCATCGGTACATACGATACGCAAGGCATGACTCTAGTGTTTCCGCACAGCTGGCCTCATGCCTATACTTACACAGCAACAGAACAGTTATTCACGGACACGATTACGAATCCAGAAACCAAGGAACAATTCGTAAAGACTTATACGTGGAAGGAGTCTAGTCTAGTTAAGGGGAAGTATCTCCCGGTAGCAGAATCAGGATGGGAGCTCTATGAACCTCGGTGACTTCATGCGATTGGCCTCGTTAGCAAGTATCGATAGGCCAATCGTTCAACAAGTTGTTCAACCAGTTACGGAAATTCATACAACGGAAGTTCGTGAGATTCATACGCTGGTTGAAGTTCCTGCCCCTAGTGTAGTAGCCCCTGCTCCAGTTGTTCCGGTAGTACAGAAGCCCCAGTTGGTTCAAGTAC